CCCCTTAGGGAGTGGTATCTTCAGGGTTTTGACAACCCTGCTGGTAACAGCGAATGAGGAATCCTCCTCAGTCAACCACTTAAATGTGGTCCGGGGCTTTCCAGCGAGCTAACCAACCGTCACCGGCTGGTTCCATGGTGTGTTCTAAAGGACTCACTATGGCCAAGTTCACGGACGTACTTGGGTGGCTAATACTTTCTGTACTAGTCGCCCTCGTATTGAAGACCGTCTTGAACCTCTTCGGTATCCCACTAACGTGGGTTCCATGAGGCTGGAGGTGCAATTATGGTAGCACCTATTACTGGTCCATTCTCTCGAACCTTCCCTAGCCGATCATTCGGCTATGGTATCTTTGCTTCTCAGCAAAGTAACACAGGATCAAGACAATGGTATAGGCAGAAGCGGCCGTTTGATCTACCCCTTACCTTTTCTTCTTCAAGAATTGATATGGGTTATCGTTACGGTTCCAGCGTCGGAAGCCCTATAGCACGGTCGGTTAACACCGGCCTCGTTTGGATTAGTACGCCAAACGCCAGTAGCTCCAACGCTTACAATCAAGCCTGGAGTAAATTTGATGAGCAAGTCAGAGGTACGATCGGCTGGGCAACAACCATTGTCCAGTACCGTCAAACTTATGATTCACTCGTCAAAAATATCACGGATCTCACTGGTGTCTTCAAAGACATCAAAAAGCTCCGATTCGACAGACTTTTCCGTCGTTTTAAGCCTCCTAAGGGGTTTAAGATGAAGGGCAAGACTTTCGCCGATCGAGTTCTCGAATGGCGATTTGGCTGGCAACCTCTGTGGGATGATATCCATAAAACAGCAGAAGCATTAGGTAGGGATTTCGATGATCTTAAGATCAAAGGAACCTCACGTGCATCCTGGCGTGAATACGCTGAGTACACTCCTCCCTTCTCTGGCGGTGAAATCGTTGAAAAACGAAGTGCAACCGTAGTCCAAGTTTATCACCTTGGAGCTAAAGTTCGGATTACTAACCCGAATGCATTGCTGTTCGAGTCGTTGGGTTTTGCAAACCCTGCGCTCGTCGCTTATGAGGTCGTTCCTTGGTCATTTGTCGTGAACTACTTCTTCAGTCTGGAAGAATACATTCGCGGCTTATCCCCTTATTTGGGGGTGACTTTGGTCGATCCATATACATCGTGTTTAGTCAAGACTGACACGATTATCGTAGGTGAGTATACGAAGAAATCCTATACATATCCTAATCCTGGCAACTATTCGTGCTGGGGTAAAGGCATGTCGATGACTCGTACGCCCGGGGCTATTGCAGGCCCAAAACTACGATTGCGGGATCCTTGGATCCTATCTCCGGCGAGAGGACTAACGTCCATCTCGCTTTTACTTCAACAACTGGCTAAACATTAGCCTCTAACCAGGAGGACATTATGTCCATCATTGCAAACCTTACCGTCAAGAAGAACGACGGAACCACCGACATCGTCTGGACTGCCCTTAACGGCCAGGGGGGCACTGCCTACCCTGCGTCTTATGCAAGCCAAACGGTTGGAACGGCCCTAGCTCATCAACCAACTTTGACGATTCTTGCAAAGGACTCTGGCGACAAAGAAACTCGCCGGACCAATATGCAAGTAATCTATCCAAATTTGGTCACTGATACTGCGTCGAACGTAACTGTTCAACGCAAGGGTCAAATCGATATCTCCTTCGCTATGCCGAAGAACATGGTTGCCGCACAGTGGAACGAGTGCGTTTCCCAGGCAATTAACCTTCTGACCGCTCTTAAGAACGATCTGAAGGCCGGCACATCGCCTACTTAATCTTATAAGGACCGTTATGACTCCATCTATCCTCACGTCCGCATATCACCGTGAAGTGGCTTGTAAAATCTACGAGCTACAGTGTTATGCTTATAGTCTTGGAAAGGTGTCGTCTCTCGTCTCTTTAACGACGCTCTTCGGCTATACGCATACTGAGTTAACCCAGTACCGCCTATTGCTTGATGAACTCGTCGATTAAGTAGTTTTAATTAGTCGTATCTAGCCCATTTCGGGCAATGGCGACTGATTTTATAGGAGTAGACGCCTTGAGAGACATTCTCAAAGTTGCTGAGGCCATCTTGGCCCAGCTCGATTGCCCTCGCGCTTTGACGGTTCAAATCCTGATCCGTTATAGTGAGTGGGACCAACTGGCAAACTTGCAAGTTGAGGTAACAGACTACGACAACTCTGACGATTATCGTAGGGCCGCTTCTGCAACAGAGTTATTGAGGAAATCAAATTTCCTCCCTCTTAGCATCGACCGCAAGGCCGTCGCTAAAAATAACTTCTTTCTTGCTGAGAGGCAATGTTACCGCACCAACGAACGCTTATACCGATACGTTTTCCAGGCACCGAGCCTGGACGGATCGGCACCCGAGGCTATTTTAGCCTTGGCGCGTAAAAATATAAGTTCGTGGCTTGGAAATTTCTCTGACCTTCGGGTTATTGAACTTTCCGGTCATGGTCCGGGTGCTACCTATAATGATCGTGGGAAACTTACGTCGGTTCCCGATAAAATGTCATCTAACCCAACCCTGACACCGGACGCGTGGAGGTGGCTAGTGCCATTCTCCTTAACTGCCTGGGCGAGAGCCCTTCGTGGTGAAAGCGTCTCGGAACGTACTCCTGAAGCTGTTCCTGGAAATCGATTTACGACGGTCCCAAAAGACTCGTTGAAAGATCGAGGAATATGCATTGAGGCTAGCCTCAACGTGTATTACCAACTAGGAATTGGCAGACTCATAAAAAGTCGGCTCAGAAGTAGTATCGGCTTAGATCTCCGATACGCGCAGGACGATCATAGGGCGGATGCCCAAGCCAGTTCTGTCACTGGTGATCGTGCTACGATCGATTTATCTAATGCTAGCGACACCGTCTGTAAGAATCTTGTCAGGATTCTTCTACCCGACGACTGGTACTCAGCAATGAGTACTCTTCGCTCCCAAAAGACCCTTATCGACGGGCAATGGGTGCTACTGGAGAAATTCAGCAGCATGGGCAACGGTTATACTTTCGAACTCGAAACTGTTATCTTTCTCGGCCTCGCGGTCGCGACAGCACAGTTCCTGGGCTTTGGTTACATGGCCATTCCTGGTCATGATATCAGGGTCTACGGCGACGACATTATCGTACCGTCTGAGTTTGCAAGTGAATTTATCACTGTGTTGAAGTTCGCGGGTTTTACCCCTAACTCGAGAAAGACTTTTCTTTCTACTCCTTTCAGAGAAAGTTGTGGCGGTGATTACTTTAATGGGGAAGCTGTAAGGCCTCTCTACATTAAAGAAGATCCGTCCAGCCCATTTGAATGGATGACTCTTGCAAATCGAGTCAGGAAACACTTCGGTGAAGGCGTTCCCTGGTTCCGTTGCAGAGATCATCTCCCCACCGTCTGGCAACAGACGAGAGGGCCCGACCATCTTGGCGATATATGTTTACATACATCGTCGGGATGGAATCGTAGAGAAAAACACAGTATACACTACAATCGTGCTATGATACCCGTCCAACAATTGGTGGACTGGCGTCATGTGCGACCTGCAGTTGTATTAGCTAGTGCTTTGTACGGTATTGGTGACGGTCGCCCTGATAGGCAACCACACCACCCCGGTGGCTTTCCCTTTAGAGGGAACGTTACCGGATACCGTCAAGGC